TACTTATTGTAAATCTCCTTCACCGGCGATGTCAAAATATCTTCTCCTCTGACAATAAAAACCTTAGAGCAGTCATCGTTGAAAACCAGGAACAGACAGCCTAACTTTGCAAACTTCTCTTTCCTAAACGGTACCTGCAAAGAATCAAAAGCAAACCTATCTTTCCAAGTATGTTTTACTTCTACCTCTACAAAAGAGCCGTCCTCTAAGACAAGGTCTGGACCATATTTGTCTGTGTTGTCAACTGCTTTCTGACCCTGAGACAATAAAAAGTCCTTAGCTGCGTCTCTGGCCCTAAAGTCGTTTTGTTTAAATAACTCAGGATCAAACTTTTTCGCTAGACTCATTTTGTGCTGTTCTTCAGGTTTATCAGTTCTGTGTTTAACTTGAAGACCAAGGCATCCAGTGTGCGGTTCTCATCTTCAAGCCTCTGCATCCTGGCCCTCATCATTGCATTCTCACGCTCTAACTCAGCAATGAGGCCAGCCTCGTCTAAACCATGAGGCAGATCAACCTCGTAAGGAACACCACTAACCTTCACCATATGACCTCCAAAATGCAAAGATGATTGTAAAGAACATGATCCACAGAAACGGTATTAGATTCATTTCGTTGCCATCCAATAAAGACCTACGTTAGAAAAGGCATAACCGGCATAGACCACCAACAGAGCAATGTTACCCTTCATGCCTTGCTCTGCTGCAATGTAGGCATAGATGCAGCCGGTTACGATGATAAGCCAGCTACTCATGCTTGCTTCAAGAGTGCTAGGCAGTCTTCAAGTGCATTCATCAGTTCCTTTCTTTCAGGATTGTGAGCAGCAGAGTATTTGCCGTTGGACTGCCTTAACTCGATAAACTCTAGCACAAGGTCTTCCAGCTTCTTATCGATGCTCATAGCAGGAACGCTGCCGTCATCAGTAAAAATAAGACACTCAACATTACCACTATCGCCCATTCCAACATAGGTGTCCACCTCCAGTTCTAACTTCATTTTAGATAGTCTCCATAGATTTTAAGAAAGCCCATTACGTCACGCTTTGCATCAGAGTCGAGCAAGTGCCCATATTCCTCTGGATGATTAAACTTGCTAACCAGCTTAACAGCAACCTTGATCTGTGCTGTCAGTTCCTCATTGACCTCTTCAAGGTCTTTGATGCGCTCTTCTAGCTGCTCTACGGCTGAGTAGTCCATAGTGTCGTAGTCAGCGTCGTTCCAGTAGTCATAAGAGTATTCAGTCATTTTAGTCCTTTCAGTATTGATGAAATAAAAGCAAAGAAACCTATCAGTAGTGCGGATGTCATAGTGCCTCCTCGTTGATCTCGTTCATACGGCCTGTGTGCTTGTCATACAGGACTGCACAGGCTTTGCCGGTCTCTCCGCTGTATCGGTTCTTGATAACCCTGACCCTTGTGGTATTGCGCTCAATAGGGTCTTCATGCTGTGCTGACCTTTCTAATCCTAGCACCATATCAGCCAATTGTCCAATACTTGCTGAACCCCTTAATTGGGACAGGCTAGTAGCTGCGCCCTCTTCGTGGCCTTTACCCTCTGGCCTGCGTAGGTGGGACACAACAAACAACGCAACGCCTGTTTCCTGCACAATCATCCGCAGCTTGGTCATAATCTCATCAATGGCTTTGCGCTCGTCACCATGATCCTGAGCAGACACCACGATAGAGACATGGTCTAGAAGGATGTACTTGCAGTCTAGCCCCTTGGTGAAGTACCTAACTCGATTGATGATGTTATCGATTGCGGTAGAGCCAAAGCAGTCATAAAAGAACAGCCTGTTAGAGCCTAAGGTCTTATCAAAGGCTTCCTTCTTAGATGCCTCAGTGGCCTCAGTCTCTGCCAAGTGCAATGGCTTATTGATCGCTAATGACATCAGAGACAAGGCTGTCCGCTTGACCGACTCTTCAAGAAACATAATCCCGATGTTATCTTTTGTCTCACAGAGCAATTGCCAAATGACCTCACGAATAAACTGCGACTTACCAAGACCTGAGCCAGCAGTGACAACAACCATCTCTTGCTGTCTGATACCGCCTGTCATGTCGTTTAGGCCAGCATAGGGATAGTGCGCCTGAGCCTTTGGCAAGGGCTGCATCACTAACTCGAACAACTCAGAGCCAGCAACGATGCCATCAGGAACATAGGTCTCTGCTGCCCACCATGCCTTCACAAAATCCGCAGATTTGTTGTCCTTCAGATAATCGCAGGCATCTTTATACGGCTTGGACATCTTCATAATCTTGACCTTGGAACCAAACAGATCAGCAACGGCTAGGGCTGCTTCCTGCCCAGGTTCATCAGCATCGAAAGCCAGCACAACAGTCTCAAAGCTGTCGATGTACTCGAATTGGGCTTGGCAGTCCTTCACAGCCGACTGTGCCCCATTCTTGATTGACACCACAGGATATTTTGACCCCATCATCTGATAAGCAGCTAGTGCGTCTAACTCGCCCTCACAAATGGTCAAATATTTACCACCTTTGTTCCATAATACTTGTCCGAACAAGGGAGCATCTTTGATATTGCCCTTTGAATAGAATTTTTTATCCTCAACAGATCTAATCTTATAGGCAACTAACTTATAATTTTCATCGAAATATGAATAGTAATGGCTTGTGTCATCAACCCCTACCCCATAGAACTCACAGGTGGCTTTAGTGATACCTCTCTCAGGTATGCTTCTAAACAGCCCGCTAAGGCTATTTAGAGGCTCTACAACGGGTTTCTGAGTCATGGTTAGTACCTTACCCCTTCCTTGGTCTACAAAGCCCTCCTGGGCCCTGCTATGGGTTTTACAATTAAAACAGTATTCAGAGCCGTCAGAGTACACAGCCCTAGCATCAGAGGAGCCACAGCCCTCACAGGCGATGTGTTTGATAAATTTAGACTGAGTTTGCATTGATCCTAGCCCTTTCCTCGGATAACTGATCCAACACAGCCAGCAAAGCGACACAAGTGCCAGATTCTGGCTTAGTGCGCTTCAGGGCTTCGTAGACATCGTTGAGCAGGGTCTCAATATCGGTAGAGCCATGAGCTAGTAGGTCTACACAATCAGAGACACAAAACCAATAAATTCTTTCTAAGTCATCATTTTCCATTGAGTGCTACCTTTCTAAATAGTTACCTATATTGTAAGTCTTTAAATCTTTATTAAAGTCTTCTTTCAATATAGACTGTTTTATCAATATAGTCTTTAATAGCAAGAATCGTGCCAGCCTCTAACGGGACTGCCAAGGGTCATCGGTGCCGTCATCAAAATCCTCAATGCCCGCCAATGGGTCTAAATCGGCTTCTGTGCCTTCCTCGACTTCATCGGCCTCAGACATCAAGGAAACATTTCCAACGGCACAGAGGTCGGTTTTAATCGATTTAAGGCATTGTTTGCACATGGACACATATTCCATAGTGTGCAATGACCGAATTGTGGTCTCATAATCGGTTAAAGCCTCATTACAGGATCGGCAGCGCATTATTGGTTCCTTTCTTGTTGAAGTATAGCATACCCAATCATTTCAGGTATCTGTGGCACTAAAGAATTGCCTAATTGTTTAAGTCTGTCCAGCCTGTTGGGTATCCCATCAGCCACTCTACCCAATTCGGGTTCAACTTTCCAGAAGTCGGAGACACTACCATGCTCAGGTTTAATTGTTTCCCTAGAGACAATCTGCGTTGGATACTTGGGTTGCTCAAATTCCCTCTGTCCCGATGATCCGATGCTTGCGGAGTTGGCCACATCATCTTTTGAACAGCCCCCTGAGCCTCGAAAACATCCTTGCCTATCATCTTGGCCGCTTCCTCTCTGCTCAACTCCCCCGCCATCACCTTTTCTCTTAAAATCCTTACATTTCCCTCCATTGGCCTCCAAACAGCCGTTGGAGTAGGCCAGAGCATCGGGTGTCTGACTTGATCCTGTAATCGCAACTGTCTCTGATGCCCTGATGGTCTTTTCGTTTTCCCGTTTGCCATCTCCTCCAAAGCCTGATCCGATATCGTACCTCCCGCCCCTGTGTCTGGGGTGCGCCACAATCCAGATTCTGTCCCTGCGGTGAGGTGCGCCAACGGCTGAAGCGGGTATACAATGCCATTCCGCATCATACCCGATCTCATCGAGGCTCCTAAGCACTTGATCCAATCCTCTAGAGCGAAGCACTGCGACATTTTCTGCGATGACCCATTTCGGCTTCGTTTCTTTGATGAGCCTGTGGAATTCAAACCAGAGACCGCTTCTTGCCCCTGCGAGTCCTGCCCCTTTTCCTGCGACTGACAAGTCCTGGCAAGGGAATCCTCCTGTAATAATGTCAATTGTTCCAAGATCACTTCCTTTCAAAGTAGATACATCATCATATATGGGCACCGCAGCCCAATGCTTTTTTAACACCAAATGGGTTTTCTTGTCACTATCGCAAAAGCCAACAGTCTCAAAACCTCCTGTT